AAGGTAGATAGGTTTATAAAACCGTTATTTTCCTTGTTGACAAGGTCTTTAACGGTATTGTATACCTGTTGTATATTAACCATAAAGCAAATATAGGCATAAAAAAAGAGGGCCTTAACGGGCCCTCTTGTTCTTAAAACAAAGAACTCAAATTAAGACCCCATTTGCCTCTCTATTTCCGCAACAACTGGGGCTCCAGCTTCTGTCATACAATATCTAACCATAATACTAATCGGATCTTGACCAGCTGGAACACTGATTATAGCTCTGTTAGAGTCAAACCATCTAATAGCATCTTCTTCAATTTTTATAATCTGCATAGAAACGGCTCTATTCACCTTTGACTTCATCATGACCATTGGATCATCAAAAGACTCAATAAATGTCTTTGGGTTGGACTTGGCGAACACTAACAAGTCATGTTTTATTTCCATAACTGGCCTGTCCGTATCCACTCCTAAGGCGGTCGCCACTACAAGCAGTTGCTCTAGGGGTTTGTCTTTTATCATAGCTACAGCATCGGCTATCAAGAACTCGCTCTCAACATCAACCTTAGCCCTGGCTTCATTATCAACAAGCTCGAACATAGACCCTCCGTTAGCCTTATTTCCTGGGTGAAGGCCCAGATATTTAATAAGATTTGGTTGATTATGCCCCACAAAAACTCTGCCCATCCTAAAGATAACTGGCGTCTTAACGGATGATGATGATTGTTCATCTTTGAATACAGAGTTTTCATTTTCGCAATATCTTATTTCTCTTACTGATTTTGTTTTTTCATCGTACACTGTTACTCCAGACTGAATAAGCATGTGTGTCGCCCCAGAAGAAAAAGATTGATATTCTAATGTTGACTTTGTTGCCCTTGTAGGGCTGACATCAGGCTTAATAAGTATTGCACCGTTGCCCTGATTAGATCTCCTAGTTGTCTTTTCCATTTTATTAAATTTTATGTTTTTTTATATTAAACCACCAAGTAATTAAAGCTTAAAGCAGCTGTAGTTGCTGCGGCCGCAGATGCGTTTTGATAAGAAACAACAAAACTGTTGGCGGCAATAGACTTAACAGCAAGTCCAGTAAATGACGCAGCAGTAGTTCCGACTGGTGTCAAGAAAACCTTGGAACTCGTCGTCACCCCAGTAAGGTTTATTGTAAATTCAGCAGCCGTAGATGCAGCCAATGATGTCGCATCTGTAACTACTGTTCCGCAAAACTTGGATGCATTGACAGCTGTTGCCCTGCTGGTTGTTTGAGTCAAGGTTTCAACCTCGCCAGAGGCAAAAGAAAGTCTTGCCACAGTAGTCGTTCCAGTAGCAGTAAGGTTAGCAACACTGATTGTGCCGCTGCTATTTTCATCTGCTATAGGGACCCAGGTGTTGTTTACCGTGTATATAAGTGTTGTTGACTCAGCAACACCATCAAGCGATCTTATATTAGATCCATCTACAGATATATTAACGGCGCCAGTTTGTGTTGCATTAGTAACAGCAACTCTAATAAGAGTTCCGTATGTCCAAAAAGCTCCGTTTGATTTTTTTATTGGTATCGTAAATGTTCCTCCAGCAGCTCTGTTATACTCAACAAAAGAGGTCAGTCCATTCCAAGTTCCTGTTGAATCAGTAATCGTCTGAGTAGCTCCGTCGAGCAATAATGGAAAAATAATTTTTGACATTGTTTTTTTATTTGAGGTTAATGCAGGAGAGGAAAAGCTTTTGACTCTATCCCCCCCTGCTATAACCGTGTTATTTTACTTCAATACAACGTGTTGGTTAGCAGCTCTTGTAACCAGGTTGCACTCAGAGCGGTAGTTAAATCTGGCAACGTCAGTTCCATCGGTAGCATGACCAAGGATAGAACCAGTGATGAAATGCTCAACATCTCTGTTGTAATTTCCAGCACCCTTGTAATTCATTTCCAGCGCGGGAGATCTTTCGCCTGTTTTAGCGTCAGCGACATTGGTCATGGGAATCAGGGCTCCTTTGTAGGTAGGTCCAGAAGTGTTCAATCCAGAGATAGTAGCGTCATTCAGCATATTCCAGTCGTGCTTATGGAAGGTGTATCCGCCTCTTGTGAACGACTTAAATCCAAGCTGAATAGCCATGTTGGCGTCATTATTAAAGGCTCCAAACTGACCAGGAAGACCAGCAGTAACCTGAGTCGCAATGCCATTGGCAATCATGTCATCTACGTCCAAAGAAGTTCTTCTGTCAACATACATAGCGTATTCACTAGGGGCGCCTTCTTTATCGAGTTCGAGAATGATCTGGTCCATGTCAGACATAGAAGCAAAGGTTCCTTGAGCGCCGCCACTTACATCTGCCACGATTCCTCTTGTTTCAACAGCTTGGAAGTAGCCCTCTGTACCAGGAACAGATCCAGTCTCAAGAGCTATGGTTCCACTAGAAACCTTTTGGCCAAAAACCATCATCATCTCTCTTTGATTCATAAATCTCTTACGAGCATCCATTTCGTTTTTGTGGTACCATAGGTAAGACCCATCAACATTTACCCAGCCAATGTTGGTTGCCTGAGATCCATTCACAATAAACACCTCCTTAGTAATGAAGAGGGGATTTGTTCTTGAGGTTACCGATGTCTGGTAGAATGTTGCTGGCTGGTTTGTGCCTTGTGCGTATATGTTACCGATTACAGCGCCATTATAAGTGCCAGAGTTGATAACCGAAGTATTGCTTCCAGTCAGTGATTTGACAGCAATGTTAGAGGCTCCAGTCAAAGCCGTTATAACTACTCTTTGTCCATCATGAAGGAGCAGAACGTCATTGAGTCTAAGCGCCGTATGCAGGTTGGTCCCAGAAAGAACTCCAGTAGCAGCGCTAGTCAGTGCCGTGTACGCAAACGTCTTATGCAGTCTACCTTCTTCCCACCAGGTAACCTCGTCGGCTGTGGCTACGTTTTTCTTTGCTCCAGTAAGCTCAATGAATCCAGTAAGACCTTGGTCGCCATATGTTCTGACCAAAATCTCTCTGTTGTCTGGCTTAGTAGGACTTATAAGCGAACCGAGAGTAGTATAATTCTCTGGTGTTGTTCTAGTATCTGGACGGTATGTATTTTGATCCGCCCTTGTTATCGAATTAGCCATTTTGTTTTAGTTTTTTTTGTTGTTAAAGGAATTTAATACCGCCTCCGTTCATGCCAAGAGCTTCTCTGAGCTGAGCTGTAAGGGGGTCTTGTTGATTGTTTGCGCTAGCTTGATTCGGCGACTTGGCATTTACATTAGCTGCTTTATTCACTATACTCTTCTGTCCGTCACTCATCCCCTGTCTGTACGCAGACGTAAGTATAGAGTTCATGTTGTCCAAAACAGTTCTGTGCATATTCAGCATGTCATAATTCCAAGAGCCATCCTCGCGCACATAAGGATCGAAGAACTCGTCAAGGCGAGAATTTTTGTCAAATAAAGCAGACTTGTATCTGTCATCTACGGAGTACATAAACTTTTTGCCCCCTAGATCGAATTCGATTCCTTGAAATTCATCAAGGTTTCTAGCCATATCACTTATCCACTCGTCATTGACAATAGAGCTATAGTCTTCGCTTTTGGCAACTGGGGTCTGGTAATCATTTCTTATCTGATCTATAGACCGTCTAGCTGACTCAGCGTCAATCTTTAGCTGCAATTTTGAGAGCTTAACCTCGTCCTCTCCGTAGACGTCTGGGTTAACTTTGTACTTGCTACCGACAAGGATGTCTATCTCTTCTTGAGAAAGGTTAGGGTATTCCGCCGACATATTCAGCTTCACAACTGAAAGATCATCCATTTCGGATGGGTTAATCGACTGATAAATAAACCAATCTCTTGGGTCTCGACCAGTCTTTTCGACAAAGTCGACTATAGCAGACACACGCTCGTCAATGGCACGTTCACGCTCTCTGTATTCCACTAAATCGTCGTAAGAGCTTATGCTTCTACCGAACCTTTCGCTCAAGTAAGACAGCACAGCTGAATCAACATCTTCAGCAGGAACATCATTGTTGACTTCTGTTTGAGCCTCTTCTTGATTCAAAGCCTGATCAATTTCCTGAGAGATATTCTGTTCGATTACCTCCTCTTGATTGTTAAGAGCCTGAATTTCAGAATCATCTACAAAGTAGAAGCTTTTCTCTTCATTGTTTTCAAAGGACATTTTAATTAAATTTATTTATGGGTTTTTTTTACTTCAAGTATATAAGGCAAGTCGTGCTTGCACCAGAGGTGATTTTGGTGAACGGACCCTCTATTGGAACAAGGCTTCCAGATGGAAATGTTACAGAGACACCATCTGCATCTACCACTGGATTGGTTCCGTTATGATCAAATAAACTTCCGCCAAAAAGAGTAACTGTAGCTGCCGTTCCTGATGTTGTCGCGGTAACCAAAACTTTTTCTATAACTGTTCCAGTTGGGGCTTCATATGTAATTGAAGCTGGTATATATTGTATTCTAGATGCCATGTTATTCGTCTATTTGTTTTCTTGCCAAAAGTATTTTAATCTCCTGAACGTCTTTTATCAATTTATCTATGCTATTTTGAAGAACAGTTGTCTGCTTTTCATGTATGTCAAGTCTAAGTGCAAGCTTGCTGATTTCTATGTTCAGCTTTACGTACACGCCAACAAGACCAGCGGCAAGGACTATTATCTGATAGATGTTGATGTCAATCATTTGGCTGCAAATATAATAATTTTTACCACTTTACTTTATTAGCCCAGTATGCTGCACTCATCTTTCCCTTGGCTATGTTCTTAGCATGTCTAGCCTGAAAAGACTGCCTTCTGTTCTTATATGACTCTGACTCCCCTTCTTTCTTTGGGGATCCAGATACACCTTGCTGACCGAAGCGAATCAGTTTAGTCTTATCCCCAACCTTGGCCAACACAACATGAGACTTCTTGGGGTGAGAAGGAGTGGCCTTAGGCTTATTAACGCCAGATAGCCCGTTCTTCTTAAGTATTGCTGCTATCTTGTTGTTCATCTATTTTGTTTAAACTTTTTAAAGCGTCTATACCAGCGCTAACTTCTGAGTAAGGTCTTTGAGCTAAATAATTTATTATAGCCGAAAGAGTTTGCTCATCAATAACGTACTTATTCATTTTATTAAATTTTGTTTATGGCCTCTATATCTTGATCTGTTAAATTACCACCATTATTTACTGCTAAGATAACGGATACTTTAACTTTTTCATTGGTGTGCCCAAGAATGTGATTTATAACAACCTCAGATCCAAGCGCAGAAATCACAGATTGTAAAGCTAAGTCGTGTGTCATCCGTAGTTATTTGTACCGTTTTGGTTTGTTACTTCAAAAATACCATGATTAGTTTCCTCTCCAGCAAACGCACCAGTGCTGCTACTAAGTAATTGAAAGTGAGTGGCCTGAAAGTTGCTTGAAGATAAACGCATGCTTTTTATTGTTGGTGGAGTAGGGTAAGTTCCAGGCTGGAATTCTATTTGCCACCAGTTAAGAGCAGAATTAGATATTCCTAAAGACCACCAAAACGTACCAATAGCTGGGTTATCAGCAGCTTTCCATGGATCATATGTTGCGCTGTATGAATATCCAGCACTTACAGCTATTCCCGTCTCACTGGTATTGCTGGTTAGCTGTGTTGTTGGATACGCCGTGCCTCCTTGAGAAACAGAAGTGTAAAATCTTATATCAGCAATTCCAGCATAACTTGTAGTTGCCGCTCCAGCTGATGTTACTATTCTTAACCTAATGTACCGTGCCGTTACATAGCTAACATCATATGTGGCTGTTGCCACGGCGCTTTGCTTATAGTCTCCAAACTCTTGTGCTCTTACAGAAAGAGTTCTTGTGCCTGTAGTGGCATTTGTGTCTTTTATAAAAAGTTTGTCACTTAATTTTTCTAGTGATGCACTTAAAGAGTGGTCAACGTTTGCATCAGTTACCGTAGTAGTGCCTCCTACTGCGGCGGAGGCAGAGAAATTTGGATTAGTATAACTAGCGTAATTAGAAATTGTTGCCGTTACCGTTCCGAATGCGGCAGTTGCAACGCTTAACGTTGGGGTTGTAGAAGCTGGTGTTGATCCAGCGCCTGAAGTAGCGGGTATTGCAAATTCTCCTACAGCCATGATTACATGTCAAATATATTTATAGTCAAAGTTAAAGTAGCAGACGGAACTGCCGTAGCGTAAATCTTAACAGATCCGCTGCTACTATCGGTCCTTGGCAGCACGCCAGCTGTTGCCGCTACTGAAGCGCTTGCATTGTCTGGTATGACGTTTACTATAGATGTAGCGCTTATGTTAGTGTCACTTATGCTTGCTTCATAAAAACCAGACACAAGAGTCCAAGCCGCTGTAGTTACTGTCTTTCCAGTAACTTGAAGAAGTCTTTTTGTAACAAAAGACAGCGCTCCACTGCCATTTGTACTAAGCACCTGCCCATTGGTTCCGTCAGCGGATGGAAGAGTATATGTCGTATTTGCTGAAAGCGCGGCAGGAGATTGTATAGCTATATAATTTGTTCCATTCGTAGTTGCCTCTCCGAGTCTAATTACAGCCCCAGTTGAACTTGTTCCATTAGCTATGCTTATTCCGTCTTCATCTACGCTAAATATGATATTGTTATCACCGTCTTTAACACGAAACGCTTGCGAAACCTCATCATCGTCGTAGTCAAGAACTACGTCGACGTTGCCGTTTGATCGGATGAGCAAATCGGCTGGGTCAACCGCCAAGCTGTTATCAGGGCCGATAGTTGATGTTCCACCGCCAGTAAAACTCAATGTTCCTAATATCGCTGATCCAGCCGTAAGCGTTCCGTTAGCGGTAAAGTTCCCAGAAGTGCTGATGGACGCGCCGCTCAACGAACCAAGTGCCTGAATGTTGCCAGTGGTGGCTATTGACGACAAAACCAGGTCATTGGCAACACCTATTGTCAGGGTATCTGTTGTATCGTTAGTTGTTATGGATACGTTTGTATTTGCCGCCGCAACGTTTAGAGTGTCCGTTTTAGAATCTGCTGCTATCGTGTTTTGTCCAGCCACAGCCACATTGCTGAAAGCATTCTGGTTAACTTCAGCTGTTGTCCCTAAAGAAATAGCGTCTTCAGATACAGCCAATGTTAATGGGGCAGCAAACGTGAAAGTATATGTATCTGTCTTTGAATCAGCGGCATGAGAAGCGGAAACAACAGTTACCCCGTCAGCAGCATATCCAGCTGCAAGTATGTTTGAAAAGGCATTTTGATTTACTTCAGCTCCAGTAGAAATGCTGTCTAACTTAGACTTATCTAATGCAGACATAGATCCAGCAGCGCCAGTTGTGGCCGCTGATATTGCAACGTTTTTAGTAGTTGTTCCAGTTACAGTTATTGGGGCAGTCCCCGTGACATTGCTAACCCCAGCGGCAGCTGGTGTCTCCCATGTGGCCAGACCAGTTCCAGAATCCCAAGTAAGAACCTGGTTGTCTGTAGCGGCAACGTCAGACACATCTGATATTGCAGCTAGGTTTATTCCGCTTACGCTGACAGAAGACTCTAAGAAAGCGAGAGACACAACCAAACCAGCTTGAGAGGTTACTACCTGTATCTTGTCTCCAGTCTGTAGGTTTATAGCGCCATCAGAAGGTATTACAGACCAAGAAGTACGCGCCGCAATAGACTGATAGTTTATCTCGTAGCTAGTCGTGTTGGAAGCCTTATAAAGCTTTACGGTTATAGTGTAGGCAGTCGTAGAGCTAGAGTTGTATACGCTCAGTGATTTTACAACCGAAGCAACAACGCCACAGGTATACACGTCCTCATTAGAACCGCTTCCTGTTGTATTGTATGCTACTGATTTATATGAATTTGGCATGACTACGAAATAAAGTACGAAATATGGTTCTCTGAACTGGAGTGGCAGAGTCATCTAGGACTTTTATTTCAGTTATACCAGGGCTGGCCTGAGTAAAGAAATATCCTGTACTTCCTCTAAAGAAAGATCCAGACGTCTCTGTGGTTTCAAGAGCAGCTGACGTGCCACTAAAACCAAACCTAGTCTTATCTACAACCTTTGTTATTGGCGAAATAGCGTTATAAATGTTGCTTATGTCCCCCTGAACAGCAGATAAACTTCCTTCAAGCGATGTTATGCCACTACTTATTGTTTGTGAGTTTGTGGATGTTCTCTGTATAGACGATCCATATATTGTAACCGATCCAGCCGTAGGTGTTATAGAATTTATGGATTTTACAACAACGCTATCGTTTGCCACGGTTATAGTGCCAGATGGGCTATACAGCCCATTTACTTCAAGATCTCTCCACTGCCCATCCCTATACACGCTTGTAACTATGTGAGACGATGTCGTGGGATTTGTTCCAGGAGCGCAAAACATATCTTTAGATATGCATGACCATTCAACATCTGTTTCCGTAGGGTTTACTCTTAGTACCTTTTTATTGTTTCCAGAATATGTTGGAAGTAGGTTTGATCTAGCCTCACCTACATTGGTCGCTCCAGTTCCACCGCTTGATATAGGTACTGTTCCACTTAAGTAAGCAGTAGTGTCTAGATACCAATTATCTGCGGTAGTTTTTCTAAGGATGCCAGACGTTGCTGTAAGCCCAGATATAGCCGTTAAGTCAGCATCCAAGGGCTGGGCGTCTGTAATTCCATATCCAGACAGTGTCGTGGGATTCGTTCCAGCGGTAACCCTGCCCTTGGCATCAACAGTAACAGATTTATATGTTCCAGCCGTCACTCCAGTTGTTGACAAAGAAGTGCTTATGGATGTTGTCCCGCTTCCACTTATATCGCCAGAAAGAGTTATTGTTTGGTTTCCAGTAATATAAACAGAGGTATCTAAAGACCATGAGTTTGCACCACCCTTTCTGAGTAATCCACTTGTCCCCGTTAGTGCAGCTATTGCAGCAAGATCAGCGTCATACGCCTGAACGTCTGTATTTATAACGAGACCAAGAGAGGTGCGTGCTGTAGGAGCGTTCAATCCAGCACTACCCCCATCCCACTTCAGTCTATCTGTAAATGCAGTATCCCAGTTAGCTTGAGACGCTGTTGTAGGTATCGAATATCCAGATGTTAGGGTTATAGCTATTGTACCAGACCCAGTTACAGGTGTGTTTGATACAGATAGACCAGTTGGCACAGATATACCTACAGATGTCACTGTTCCGTTACCCGTTCCAGCGCTAATGGCAGTTCTAAAGTCAGCAGCAGAAAGCGCACTTACTGTATTGTCTGCGTTGATCCTTGGAAATGTTATCGTGCTTGGGTTAGTGAGCGTAAACAAGTTCGACCCAACCGTAGTTGCTCCAAGGTTTGTCCTTGCACCCGTAGCCGTTGTCGCTCCAGTTCCACCGTTGCCTACAGCAACAATTCCAGTTACGTTGGCTGCGTTTCCAGTTATGTTTCCAGTTACTTTCGTTCCAGCAACACTAAGTATATAGTCATTGGAAATAGATGTACCATTCCACGTTCCAGTTGTTATTGTTCCAAGAGTCGTTATTGACGCCTGACCAGCATACGTAGAGGCTATAGAAAACGTGGTTCCCGTTAAAGTTAATCCACTACCAGCCGTATAGGTAGTATTCGTGTCTGTTGCTGACAGGATTCCAGTTGCTGAATCTATTGATAAGTTAGTGCCAACTTTTATACCACCAAGAAGCGTACTAGAGGCAATCGGAAGTGTGTAAGATCCGCTTCCAGATCCTATCTCTGTCCAGTTAGCTGCGTTTTGCCAGTCAGTATTTGCTATTGATGAAGATGTATATATATATGCTTTATCTAAACCAGTAACAACGGCTATAAATCCTTCTGATCTAACTGATGCGCTAAGAGAGTCTCTGTTTGGTGTCGCCCCAGATATAGTAGCAAAAACACCAAACCCCTTGACCTGATTTCCAGTCACGTCAATTATGGCTTCGTTTGGGTTGTTGTGCGTTACTAAACCTGGGAATATAGGCATGGCTTACTTTATTGTTAATCCTACTCCATTTGCAAAAGCTCCTGGTGATTTTGTTTTGTATATGCGATACTGTATAGTTCTATTAAATTGAGTCGTAACGCTAAGTGTAGATATTACATCAAAGTCCGATAGGACCTCTGTGGCTCCTTGCAAAACAGAAGTAAGAGCCGTCTCTTCAAATGGATATATTATATAGGTATAGTTTGAAGTGTTATTTGTTTCTGTGGTTCCAGACACAAGCCATCCAGTACCGAATGAATACGAAGAAGGGTCTCTAAGTACATTTGTTGATGACGTATTAGTTCCAAGGAGCCCGCTGTATATGGTAGTTGCTTGCGCGTTCGTGGATGGAAGTAAGTTTGGATGAGCGCCAAACTTATAAGGCAACAGAGTTATAGACACCGCAGTAAAGTTCAAAGTAGACGCTACACTCGCCCCATTATATTGATCATACGTTTTAATTCTATATGTAATTGAAGTGGCGTCAACTGGGGCGGCATTATCCGTAAATGCAGAAGGCGTAGTAAATGTTGTAGCTGGAGTTGCTAACGTATATGTGTTTAGTAACGTCTCAACACTATTAACAACTCTATACAGCTCTACCTTAGTAAGAAGAACACCAGTGTTTCCAGCGTTCCCTATATGATTTACCGCAAAAGTCACATCGCTAGTTACGTTTCCTCTTTCCCTACTTGTGTTTGTTTCTCCTCCAGACGATGACGAAGATTTCCTTGCGGCAGAAGAGGACAAAAGGGTTGGAGATGAATAAGCCGAAACCGTCCTAACCTGCTCGTTAGTAACCAATATAGACGTATTAGACGCTGTTGAATAGGGCCCTAATGTCTCTAATAGCGTGTAAGATCCGCTTGCCTGTTTTCTTTCTACCGTAACCATTACGGTCTTTCCAATAAGGGTATTTGTGTTACCCACTGTAAAGTTTAATGTTGTGGTTCCAGACTGCGTATTAAAAGGAACTGAACTTGGGCTTAAGGAAACCGATGTTAATGTTGGCGTTTGTATATCTTGAACGGCATCTCTTATAATCTCAAGCATAGACTTTGCATTGCCTATGTTTATAGTTGATCCATTTATGTATTTTCCAAAGCTTCTACCAGAAGGTAAACTAACTGTTATTGATTCTGAACTTGGATTTACAAGCTCTGTAGCAACAAATGAACTTCCATTCCAATAAAACCCTCTTCCAGCAGCAGTCCCAGCTGGGGCCGATATGCTGCTCTGGCTCACAGAGAAAGAACCACTTACGGTACTGGTGTCACTAAGAGTTGTTGTGACTGTATTATTGGTTACAGAAACACTTGTTACGGACTTTCCGTCTGGACCCGCAGGCCCAGTAGCTCCAGTAGCTCCTGTGGCTCCTGTAGGACCAGCAGGACCCTGAGGGCCAGTAGGACCTTGAGGGCCAGCAGGGCCAGTAGCGCCAGTGGCTCCAGTAGCGCCAGTTGGTCCAGTAGGACCAGTAGCGCCCGCAGGGCCAGTAGCGCCAGTTTCTCCTTTTTCTCCTGGAGGACCAGTTGATCCAGTCAACCCTTGTGTCCCCTGAGGTCCCTGTGGGCCAACAGCGCCATTTGCTCCCGCAGGTCCAGCTGGGCCCGCAGGACCCTGTTCACCTTGGATGCCCTGTGGACCCTGTGGCCCAGCAGTTACGCTGTTTATGACAAACGCCGTAACTATAACAGACGGTATAGCTGGCTGAATGCCATCCGCCGCCTCATAATACAGCCTCATGTCTGGGTCCTCAGAACTCCAGCAGATCTGTACATAATCGTTTTCACTGAGGTCAAACAAGAGGTTCCAAGAAGCGACCATCTTGGCATTATTCTTATCTAACTCTACTCTTGTATTAGAATCAGGAACGTTTACTCCATTCTTCCTGAACCACACATCAACGTGATCCACTCCACTGTCTGTCTTGTCAAACTGAGCAGAGAACTGAACGTTGTAAACACCCTCTTTTCTAAACGTAAGTTTGTTACTGTCAATAACTTCCACTTGCTCTGACAGGTCTACGACAGGGAAGCTCATTATATTGAGTTGATCTACCCCGACAGAAGCCTGCATGGATGTAGAGTAGAACGACCCATAGTAAGACTCGGCTCCGTTTATAACAATAGGAATTCTATTATACGGGTATACAGACAGAGAGTTTGCCTTCTGTATGACTGTGCTGGCCCTTTGAGACTGCGGCTGAACAAAAGATACGTTCTTTGTCTCTGGAATAGAAAACCCTACAGATACCTGACTGGCCTCTTGAATAGACAGACTGTTCCCAGTCTTCTCTATACTTATTATAGATTGAGACTCAGGAACATTTATGGATATTGAGTTCCCTGGCGGTAGAGTGAACTCTGTATTCATTAAACAGATATATCTTCATTAACCTTGAATGTTCCATACAACCATGTCTGTGATTCAGATGTAGATGTAGATATTGCTTCTATATCATAAACGTACATACCAGAAGACACAGTCTTCATTATGGTGTTTGTTACGCCGAATTCAACCTTACCAGTTGTTACTGTTGGAACAATTTTTTTTACCAGCGGACTTGTATCCTCAGTAGACAGAACTATGGTTGTATCTGCATCACCTGTAGTAGAGTATGCGTTATTTTCGTAATCTGCGGTCCTAACCTCCATTTTAAATGTATAAGCATCAGATGGTACGGCAGTCCCCGTAGAATCCTTTAGGTCTATCTCAAGCTTAAAGGTGTCTCCTTTCCTGCAAATGATGTCAACTCTTTTAGAGACATCTAGGTTTACTACGTTGCTCATCTTCCGAGTATTCTTGATATTATTCCAGTGGATATTTCTTGTGCTGCTGCGGCGGCTCGTTCTTGTATCTCCTGAAGCTCGCCTCTCTTTCCGTCTCTCTGAGATATAAGCTTGCTCTGCTCGACAGCCTGCTTTTTGACTCTTTCGTCTTTTCTGTCCTCCTTCATGTTCTCAACGTCCTTTTTGAAAGAGTTATCAGCATCCTTGGCATATGCATAAGCCTCTGCCTTGATCTGCTCTATCTCTTTCTTAAGCTCATGGAGCGCTTGCTCGACTTGTATCTTAAGCTGAGCCTCAAGCTGCATCTCCTGCGCCTTTATCTGAGATTGCATCTGAACCTCTTGCATCTTTATCTCAGCGGCTTGTGCAGCAGACTGCTGCTGAATCTGAGCCTGCATTTGAGAATTCTGCATGGCTGTTTGTTGCTGAGAAGCCATACGCTTCTTTCTTCTTATGATCAGCAACTTCTCAGCTTGGTTTATATCCTTCAGCTGTCTTATAGCTATAGCGTCCTCTATATCAAGCTCCTTCTGGGCCAAAGAGATCTGTATGTTGTTCTCAAGGTACTGCTTTTCAACTTCTTCCATGTCCTTAATCACGGTTATACCGAAGTTAAACATGTACAGATCTGAGAAAGACGAGATGACATCCATATTAGCCGCGCCTATAGCGTTCTCATAAACCCTATATATAACAGAGTCATTTGGTATTATCTGAATACTCTTTACTATATCGGCACAAATCTTCTTGTACAAAACAAGAGAACAGTTCGTTATGTCGTATATAGCATTGTTTCCAGCGCTGATGGCCTGCTGTCTTACGCCAACGAGTTGATCCCCCTTCGGAGAGCTACCGTCCATAGCTTCGTTGATACCAGTGGTATCGCGGATCATCCTGAGGTAGTGGTTGTAAATACCTATAAGCTCGTTTACATTTCTTATAGTGTTCCCTATCTCTCTGATCGGTGGGTTCTGGAAGCCTCCCTCTGGGTTCTTGCTTCTATAGTAGAAGACGCCAGTCTGCTCGTATATATCATGCAGCTCAAGCGGTTGCAAATCGCCTCCTTTTCCTAGCTGGACGTTCTCAAGGCCCTCTATGTCGATTATAATACCGTCTGGCTTTGCTTTTGCTATAGACTGTTGCAACTTCAGATGAGACAACTGTATCTGATCGGCAAAACCAATACAGCTATCAACCATAGATTTAGGAATCATATCCCTAATGTTCACAGCTGTGGCCGAGTAAGAGAGCGTAGCTCTTGTTATGTCGTGTATATTCTTGGGGATGTTTGTTTTTTTTCCGTAAGAAAATATCTTTTGACAACAAATTACCATACAGCCACCATAAACAACTAGATTGTCCATTTTTACTGGACTTCTGTCAAAAATAGAATTTTTAGGAGCCTTGTATGAATCTCCTTTATAGTAAAATCCAGTATTTCCGTGTCTGTTTTGCTTTTCTTCAAAATATATAGAATCGTTTGAAAGAAATTCAAAATCAAGAACGTCTATCATATACTCGTCATACCCATACTTAACTCTATCTGAACTAGAGTCGAACTTCCTTCTTGTCAAGTTTGTAAGATCATAGTTGTACATTTTTTGAGCAGACTTCGCTATCTCCTCATAATCCTCTTCTGTAAACTGATCTCCAGCAATTCTTTTAAGCTCTTGTATAGACATAGTTTTTACATGTCCAGCATATGTAATGTCAGAAAAATTTGGATCTTCAGTATAACTATGTATGAATTTTGATGGGTCTACATACTCTGTTACTATTCCGTAGTTTGGATCGTTGTTTCTTTTTACGACAGCCATGCCAAGCGTGGCTATGTCATTCACATTTCTACGGAATACAGAGTCGTTGAAGTCGCTCCACTCAAGCGTTAAGTTTGTGGCAATCTGAGCGGCTACTTCTGCGGCGGTCTTTATATTCTGGCCAAAGAATATCTCAGCTTCCTCAAGGGTGTCGGGAATAGACTCTGGATCTGCGCCTACAGCCATGCCAGTCTTCTCTTTTATCTGGCTTATCATCTGCTTAGCATTGACAAGCATTTCCATCTTTTTCTTTTGTTTGTCTTTTTCAGAAGACGACAAAGGGTCGATGGCCTCGACGTTTGGATATGGTGACTGAGATAGTATCTTATTAACTACAATTCTTACGAATTTAGGAAGTATAGGAACTGGAGTAAAATCCAGGTTCATCATGCTTCCGTCTCCGTTATTCGGATCGTAAGTGTTAAGCAGCTGGCGATATATTGTGGTGTCCTGTGTTCCGTTGGCGTAGTCTCTGTTTCTTTCAAATATGGAAAATCTTTTTCTGTATAATGATGAATCCTCATCAAGCTTACCCCATTGCTTATATATGGCCTTGGCGTACTTTTCCCCATAGGCAATCGTAGCCTTCTCTTCAGCAGAGGCTAGCGGATTGGGGAAGTTTCCAGAGGAAAGTGTAGAGCCTTGTTTTTTTCCGCTTTTGTACATTAAAAGGCGTATTTGACTATGTTTTGGCAAATATAATGAAACATTACCTATGCCACTCTTTCACCTTATATGTCCTGAAAAATACTTTATCCAAAAACACATCTTTATTCTTTTCAACCTTTGCTTTTTGAGAAGCTAAAAGTGCATATCCAGAGCTTATAGTCAAGTCAAACTTGGTTCTGTTGTTTATGTCAAAGGCAATCCAGTCTTCAAGTGTTTTATTAAAATACATATTCCCCATCTCAAAGCTATCCGTATTTATTCCTACATGGTTGTGTATATAGTTCTCTATAGCTTGAGCGTGCGAGTGAATCACATCTGTGGAATTTGACGGTACGCCTTTGGTCTTTACGTTGGCGTGTGAGTTAGCTGATCTCAGGAATTCGGGCCTGTCCATAAGGTATTCATCATAACCTCTTTGCTCAAAATATCTAACTATACCGTATTTATTATTTTCAACGAGCAGAGGATACCCATAAAAAAAAGCGCACATAAGAACGTCCTCATAAAATATGTTGGCTAAGTCTGGTCTTGAAGCGTACTCAACAACAAACATGTTAGAGGGCCCGTCCATGTTGAACTTGTTATACATGTGCAGCGCCCCCTTAGAACCTCTTCCGTCAACCGTAGCGTCAATATCATAGGAGTCAACTCCACCACATCCGAATTCACTATTTGGAGGCGCTTTCTTACCCCTAACCTCCTTTATTACATTTCTCCTTTCTGGTGGAGGCATCCACGACACTCTAAATCTTCCGTGTTGGTCTGGAGAGAATATAACCTCCTTGTCTTTCTCCTTCCACATAAAGTTACCAGACACAACTGGGTTCGGCAACATGTCGTTGTTATGGTCTATCTGCTGATAGATCTTGCCTATATTGAACAAGCTTCCTTCGATACTGTCTCTGAATGCCTCGTCTTCAGTAAAAGAAAACTGCCTTATAACTTCGTTGAGTTCCCTAGGGTCATGCTTAAGTGATTCTCTTTCGTTCTTGAGAAACACCTTAGCCCCCATTGTTATCTTCTCTCCGTCAATGCCAATCACCTCGTTCTCTGGATTCTCAACCACAGCATTCCCATAAATATCGAAGAATCCTTCAAGAGCTTGATAGGCTGGAATATATATAGAGTATAGACCACTGGATGTTCTTCCGTTGGCGTTACGCTTGCTTGGACTGGACTCGTTCCACAGCTTCTTATATTCCTTTCCTCCTTTGTCCATCGGATTCACTGTACTTCCAACCAAAGCCTTACCAACTATCTTCTTACCAACTATAAGACAGGTTTTTTCTATCCTCCAGGCCTCGCGTATGTCAGATGGCTTCTCCCATTTACCAGCCTCATCCAAGTACAGCATGTGAAGCTTCTCACCGTCATATGCGTTGTTGGTGGTGTTCTTCCAGTTGACTATGGTGTTCAAGGCGTCCCCCATGCGGGATGTCTTGTTCGTTTTCGTGATTCGCTTAGACGGCTCCCTGAAAGCCAATTCCATCCTTGGGTTGGTGGTACCATCCTGGATGGGCTTGAAGAAAAATGGATAATTCTTAAATATATTAACCACCTTCTTCATAAAGATATTCTCCTGAGCGTCTTTACCAGTCTTAGACTGTATGCCAAGCAGTTTATCTTTTACTTGCGTAGCTTCATCGACAAGTACAGAAGAACATATATTGGTGTAGCCAGAACGACGACACTTAGTATAAAGCTGGCCAAGGCAGCGGTCGTCAACCTCGCAAGCAGCCAGATGAAGAAAGATCTCACGCTGAAATTGTAAGAAGTTTGGATAACCTATATCTATTTTCGTCCACTGCAAAAACATGTAGTTCCTGCCAGTGATATACGTTGGGACACCGTTGTTGTAGAACCACACCCCATCTCTTCTCCTTCTATACTCCTCTTCTATATACGGGGAATACTTGTTCCTGAACTCCTGTGGCCTCTCAAGCCACTCGTCCATGGTCTTTATCTTGGAAAGCTCCTGAGGGACCTCAAGCCTCCTCCAAAATTGCTTATTCTTTGGGAGGTTGTGAAACAGAATGTCTTTCTTCTGCGGTTGCTTAGGCATAACAACAAGAAGCCCATGAAGTTCTATTGCCTCTCCATGGGTCCCATTAGGATCGATCTTTATACCTAAATCTTTGTAGTCTTTTACTTCTACTAGCGCACTCATTTAAATTTAATTGACTCTGAAATCACAGGCAGAGCATCTGCAAATATACTCTTTATACATTTTGCTATGTCCTGTATCTCTTTTTGCGCGTGAGAGTCATCTCTTATCTGTATGAAATGTATCCAAGATCGGATACTTCCAGTCATATGCAGGGTGGTCTTCGTAGCCATAGGCAGTACGAACCTTGCTGTTTCTCTTGACACCCCAGACTCCAGCAGGTTGTTGTACAGCTGCTCACATGCTGCAAGAACCATGGCAACCTTGCTATCAAGGACCTGTGAATTCATAGGATCCGTAGATGACTGCCGATTTGACTGAGCTTGCCAACGGAGCTGCACTGGCTCAAATATCCCTCCCTGAGATACGGCATTTACGTTCTGGTATCTCTGGCTAAATTCTTGAAAGGTGAAACTTCTATGCCTTAGAAGCTGTATGGCTATCGCTTTACTTGTCTCTATCTCTACGGTCATGTAAGAATGCTCGAAGGGAGACCAGTGCTTGTGCTTGATCAGATACCGTATGAGCGATTCGTAATCCTCCTTCTTATTCTCGCGAGAGCTAGAAACACGCGCAACCTCAACAATGTGTTCTTCAGCATTGGGGGTAATGGACAAAAGTTTTACTTTCATTTGATTTATAACCGTGATGGTTTTTTACTTCATTGAATCGTTATTGCAGCTATAATGATGCATTTTTGCTTCATTTGCGTCAACAATCAGGCATTATGCTCAAGGGTAATTCCCGAGTTTGGCGCCGTTTTACTCCCGAGTTTGGCAGCCAGGGTAGGAGTCGAACCTACATTCAGGGGCATAAAGCCCGCCATTCTACCAGTTGAACTACCTGACTATATAGAGCTTCTGAAAGGAGTCGAACCCTCAACCTACTGAGTACAAATCAGTTGCTCTACCAGTTGAGCTACAGAAGCATGGCGCGTCAGGCAGGATTTGAACCTGCAACCCTCGGTTTTGGAGACCGATGCTCTACCAGTTGAGCTACTGACGTGTTTTCTTGCGATCACAGATTGTGATTCCAAGAGTAGGGGCGACAGGACTTGAACCTGTGACCTTGATGATATAAGCATCCTGCTCTAACCAACTGAGCTACGCCCCCAGTTAATCGCACCTGTTTAATCGTAGAGGTGCAGAACGCGAAATAAAGACCAGCACGTCAAAGAATTGTACGCCCGACAGGATTCGAACCTGTGACCCACAGCTTAGAAGGCTGTTGCTCTATCCAGCTGAGCTACGGGCGCAGGCGATTAAAAGTACAAGTGGTACCAAGCCTGGTTGCCAATGCGGTCAACCAGCAGCTGGAAATAAAGGTGAAGAATCATGTCAATTAAATTGGTGTAGCGCCCTGTGCAGGAATCGAACCTGCCGCGTCCGATTATTAGTCGGGGCTCCCGTGAGCTTACAGGGCTAGGCCAGTTAGGCCTTTTTTCTGTCTGGGATGATCGCGTTGATCATAGAATCAACCAACCCAAACACCTTGTTGTCTCTCTCCGTTGGGGTGAGGTTGACAACAATTTTCACTACCGCCATTAAGGCGATGAGAAGTTCGGGAATGATTCCAGGCGTGAACCATCCAGACTCAGCGACCGCTTCGTTCGGTGCCGTTTGAGCAACCGTTGCAGTATCTGCAACAGCCGCAATGGTGTCCATTGCCACTGGCAACGAATCAACCACAGTTACAAGAGTGTCAAGCATATATTGAGGGTTTCCGTTAAGGCCACAAATCTACGGACAAATGCTGATATGTCAAGAATTTTTTATGAACACACCGTTTTCCGTGCGCCCAGTCCTGTTCTTGATAGTATCATATGCAACGCCGAGGGCATAGTCTGGATCTATGCTCATCTGCTTAGCAAGGATGATTAACGTTACAAAACTATCTCCTATAGCGTCTACGAGATCGTCTCTATTGCCCTTGGCTAGAGCGCCAGCTACCTCCCCAACCTCCTCGACGACCTTAAGCATTTGTCTAGTTGAGTTATGCTCCAGTAAAAGGCCCTTATTATGAGCCCAATCGCCAACAAGTTCAACAAGTTCATCGAACGTTCTCTTTTTGTTTACGACAACGCTAGCTTCTACTCCGTAGAACGCTTCACTTTGAAAATTTTTCTGCAAATCCTCCTGCATAATCTTTATTTGATTCAATTTGGGTTCCTGAATTCAACTCGTCTACCAGCTCTTGTAGCCTCTGGCGCTCGACTATAAGCTCTTTGCAGTCTATAGCCGTCTGCTTTATGGACTGAAGCTCTGCTTTTCTAGCGCTACCGCCAGCTTCGGGGTCTACAGGCTTCTTTATCTCCTCTATCATATTGTTAATAGCCTGAGACATCGCGTCCATAAGGCGCTTAGCCGCATCAGCGTTAGAGAACTCAATTATTTTCGACATATAATAGGTCAATTAGCCTTATTCTCAAGTAAACTTCTCCGTCTATCTTAAATCTGTATCCAAATTTATGATTGAAACCGACCACATCGCCTACCTTAAGGTTAATCTCTTTCAAACTATCTGAATGATAGGCCACCCTTCCCTTTGCTATTGGATCCTCTTGAAGCTTAATGACCTCTATTATCTCTGATTCTTTCTTTTTTTCTTCTTTTACTGGCTCTAAAACTATCCAGCCTCCAAGGGGTATAATGTTTTCAGATCCTTTTGGCCTATAAGCTATAGCTTGATTATCCATAGCTTCCTCTGAGTAGTTGACTAGATAAGAGTTTTCTTCTCCAGTAATTGGCTGACCGTCATTTACCACAACGTGATGATGAAAGTAAAGCGTGTCTCCTGGTTTAGCTCCAGTGTCAAACTTACATGGAGCGCTTACTATTTCAGCTTCATTAACTCTGTTCTCAAACTCATTGTACTTGGGATCAACATAAAGCTTTAGTCCGTTTGAAAGTTCTACGGTGTCGTTAAACCGCTTATTCATCTTTACGATGAAGCAAGAAAGGGATCTCATTTTAAAAATTCAGATCATATTCTACGACACATGGCATATTTTCTATTGTCTTCCACAGAACTTGGGATTCTGGTTCTTGAACGTATATGACGTATTTTGTGACTCCATATAGATCAAAAGACTCTTGGTCAAATAATATAGAACATATAGAACCGTTGCCTACCTTCATCCCAATAGAGTAAGCCATTCCGTCTGTCTTTGGGTCTCTTCCAGCGACAATTTTTCGGATAAGTCCGTTCATCAGTTCAAGCTTGAGTCGGAATTAAAGATACCTCTAAGTTTATCATTTCCAGTCATAGCAGAGTATGCTTTCTGCATCATTATGGATACGGCTTGAAGTTCAACTTCGTCCTGGACTGAGAAGTGATATGAAGCGCCAACGCTTACATCGTCGTCATTCTTGATCTCTGTGAAAAATTCGTCTTGATTCTTATTCATGGCTTAAATTTGGTCAAAGATAACTTCATTATGCCTAAGTCCAGAGTCACAAAGAAAAGGATGTTCAGAGATTTTTCTCATATGAAGCCCTACTTCATAGGCAAGAATCACATGAAAAGGCTGAAGCAAAATAGGATAAAGTTCCTAGAGTCTTCAGACATATCTCAGAGTGAGCTGGAGTTTCTTTTGTGGGCTTATGACTTAGAATTTTTTACTTTAAAATTTGCTAGTGAGGACTATGAGATGAACCAATCTAACCTATCGAACAGACTGGTATATCCCCTTATGAACTCTGGTTATATATACAAGCATTTCGACAAGCTTACGTCTTCTAAACTATATGAAGATCAACTGTTCAGAGGCGAGACCAAGTTTAACTACAGGGTTAGGTATGCTATCACTCAGAAGGCTAGACTCGCTGTGCAGCGTTTCTACAGCCTCTTCGAATAATAGGTTATCTTCCTTGGCCCCCGTAGGCCTTCTCGTAGGTTGAAGAGTTCTTGTTGGTAGATTTTCTCTTCGCGTGCCTTCCGTGGTTCTTCTTTGGGTTAAGCACCATCTTTGCCTCTGCCCTAGATCCTGATTTTGCCTTTGCCATTACATCAATCTATAAACAGTTGCTCCGTCGAGTTTCTGAGCACGCAATACTCTCTTAGAATTGTTATGCTCGTTATAAGACACATGGACCCAGGCTGGGTTGTCGTCATCCCCAAATTCCCAAATTAGTTGGTTGAATTCTAGGTTGTTCTTGATGTATTCAAAAATCTCTTTGTTTGTGACGCCACCAAAAGTATCTGCGTCAAGGTCGAGCGCACGGCCTTCCATATGCTCTGACGTCTTGCTCCCGCCGACTGCTTTGTTGAGCTTTTTGCACCTGTATCCTGAGGAGACTGCAATCGGTACATTGAAGTGATCTCGTAAGGGCTGAAAAACATTTTGAGCTATATCTATAAGGTTGTTAATCTCCTCTTTGCTTGGAATGTTTTTTATCCCCAGTCTTTCCGCTGTAATCGACTTTACAACCTCTTTCAGGGATAGGTTTTTGCTTAGCTGCATTTTTAATTGAATTATTGTAAGCTATTTTAGCTGGGTTTACTCTCTTGATGGAAGGGTTAAAGTAGCCCCTGCTCATCTCATGCCAGGACCACGGCTTTTAGAGAGCATATCAAGCAACATTTGGGTGTTTGGAGCGCCCTTTCCCATAGCCCTACCAACCATAGCTCTTTCAGAAGAGTTTACGTCTGGACCAGTAGCCTCATAGTACTCTGTATCCAGCTCATAATCTCCGTTTTCGTTCTTTCTGATTGGGTAATCTTCGTC